CGGCCGTACTCCCAGAAAGCCTTGCCTATATCTCCTTTCGATATACCTAAGTGGTTATGCGTCAGAAGATAGTATATGCTGTCTATCTCTACCCCCAAAAGTACGGAATCATACCTTACATCCAGCGGAGTGTTTTCCTGCAGCATAAATGCGAGCAGGCTGGCTACCGAACCTTCCGGATCGCCCTCCATCTTTTTAGTAGTCCTATCGTGATTTCCACTAACGATATAGACCCCACACACGTTGTTTAGTGTAGTAAGGAAACGACGAATAATAGTGTAAGCCAGAATAACCACATTAGTACCATGACCACGGTGCTCCAACTCTTGCCAAGTAGATTGGTGGTTGAGACCTGTGAAGCTCTCAATAAAGTCACCAAGAAGACAGACATGGACTTCATCATAGTGCTCGTTGTTTAGGGCGGTTGCTACTCTTTGCAATCGGGCTACAACGGTTTTGACATTAAACTCTGGCGTATTGCCCATTGCCTCCACCTTTGCGCCGATATGAAAGTCCGACAAAGCTAATACAGCTGTATTACTACCCGGTTCTTGCGGTATTGTAAAACCATCAAGAGTATTGCGCAGATCATCCATGACCTCGCCTAAATCAATCTCTATTGGCTTTGGTGAAAGCTGCACCTTTACCTGGTGCATAGTAACTGGGCCTGTTTTTGACTGAGCTTCCCAGCTATTGCAGGTAAACCGGTCTACCTGCCACTGCTCAGTATCAATTTGGAAGTATCTGACAGCTTCTTCCAGGCTGTGTATAGGTTCTTCCCCTTTGTATGTGTAAGACGCCTTATCTGAGCCTATATCACGTGATACCTCAGGAGCCGGTTTGCGATGTTTAGAAACTAACCGTCGGATGTTTCTGTGAGACATCTCCACTTCAGGATTCTCTTCAAGAATCAGCGAAGCGATACGCGCATGGGGTATGTCTCGGTGATTCTTGCAATACTTAGTAACTAATGCAAGAATGTCCATTTTAAAATTTTAACCAGCTACCGTTATTAGTAACTGCAAATCAGCCGCTGGTGATGCATCCGACAGTTGGTCCAGGCGAAACGCATACGATGACTGTATGGGATTGCCAGCTGCCTGGAGTGTCACTGAATTACTTGAAGATACTTCTCTAAGTATCACTGAAGCATTTGAGTTTGATAGGTTCACTCCTGAAGCTGCAGTCAAAGGAATATTAACTGTAGCACTAGGCGTTAACAAATTCGCTTGAGCCACAACTAAATTTTCATTCTCAATAAGATCGCCTATTACTGCTCCCGTATCTCCAGATGCTGGCGATAGAACAGTTACAGTTCGGAAAGTATTAGCAGGAAACAAATTTGTTACAACCACATTATACAGTTCAAACCCAGGGTCTTCTACCTTATCTTGAAAGCCATTTTTTACTTGATGACTCAAAGTATTTAAAAAGAAGTCTTCACGATCGCAATCACGGTCTAAGGCATACTGAACCCTATTCAAATAAACAGTTGTATCCTGCCCACTTAAATAACTCTCAATAGCAGCAGTTAGGATTGCCGGTTTGTCGTAGTCAGTGTGCTGTATTACCATAATTAGCAGCCGCATACACAGTCGCACGAAGCGCCTGTACAAATATTAGACATCAAAGTAACTTTTTTGTCTGCGGCAGTGTACCTCTCAGCATTTACGTCCAGCTGAGCACCCTGACGTATTGAGACTAGCTCTTGTAGAGTGCTCAGTTTGTCATGAGTAGTACACTTATCGCACATAGCTGCGAGATAAGTATCCAGTTTAGTTGAAATGCAAGTATCAATAGCTGGCACATACAAAATACGTTCGTCAAAACTGTATGTAGCTCCTCCTGCAACAAAGGAGATTTCAAATCTATATACCCCGTCCCTAAAAGTTGAACCGGTTTCAGCGACAACATCCGCCGGTTCAACTAAAAGGGTGCCAGTAGCAGGGGCAGCTAAGGCATACGTACCAATATTTTTAGCATTAACAGCTGCTTGATCCGCTGCATCAAGAAGAACTTCAGCTGTTGACGCACCTGGAATAGTAATCTTGACGGTTAATACAGACCGTGCAGATTCTATCGGTAGGTGGTCAAGCAGCTCAAAGTTTCCTTGTTTGCCAGTTTTGATACGCCAGTAGCCGGTAGCCATAGTTTAGCTATTATGAGATAGAAATAGAACCTGGCGCGTTAGTGCCAAAGACTGTGTTCAGGTGCCCAATAATTGCATCAGAACCAGTATCGTCACAGTAAATGATGATGTCGTGCATATCAACACGGCCATGCGCGACGTTATCCGTCTTCAATGCAATGCACACGCGATGGTATCCGCCACTATCTGCTCCAGACGTAGGCTTTACCACGTTAGGACCAGCAATGTTAGTCACCCCGAGGAATGGCAAACCATCTTCAAACTCTGCATCGATATCAGCCTTTGATCCTACAGAAGGTACCAAAGCCACAGCAGTACCAGTAGCATTTACAGCAGATGCATCATTGCAAGCAAAGCGCAAGTTCTTGTTTACGGGAGATGTAATCTTAATTACACCTGTAACATCTGAGCCACTGTTTGTACCATCCGCAGCCGTAGCCACAACATCCTTGAAGACATCGCGCTTGGAGGCATTGATTGCATTTACCATTGCAGTTTCAGCAGCAGCAAGAGCAGTGCCAGCAGCTACTTCAAACGTAGCAATAGCAAACTTTTCACGGCCTTCAGAAACGTCGATGATTTTTACTTCGTACGCTTCATTATTACTAGCCCCGTCATCTAGAGTGATGAACGTGACCTGCGGAGTACCATTTGTATCAGCGACCGCAGCGGATACGCTGATAATATCAGACTGCTTAAAGAGAGGAGTTTGATAGCGGCCTTCGACCACCATAAACTCGTCGCCTGCAACAAGTGCGGCTCCACCATCAGCTTGGAAGCCGGTGTTTTCAAAAATCGAGATAGTGTTATCTGCGACTGCTTGCTTGACGCCATCAACGTTGGCGACAAATACGTGTTTCGTATGAGACATGATTATTGAGTATTAAGGGTATTATGCGATAGTAACAGTTCCAGCAGATGAAGCAGCATCGCTTACGTTACCGCTTGCATCTGTAAGTACAGCCTTGGCGGTAACCACAGCATTTTCTGCGTAATTGGTAGAATCAACGCCTGTGATGGCATATACATCATTTGTTGCTGTAACTGAGAAGCTCTGAACGTGATCTGCTTCGGAACCATTAGAGTCCAGAGTAATGGTAATGGTTGTACCAATCTCACATCCGGTAGCCTTAACGAAGATTGCAACAGCAGCATCGTCAGTGTAAGTATTACCTGCAGGCGTTCCTCCTCCATCATCAGTAACAAAGGCGGTAGCAGTAACAGCATCTGGTTTCGTAACATCCGCTGCAGTCAACTTCAAGATGTTATTGATAGCTGTAGCAGTCTTGTTTTCGTTTGCTTCATCATCAGCAATGAGAACCTTAATGGTTTCATGGACAAATCGCCCTCCAACTTTCTTACGAAGTTCGATAGTGAAAATACCGTAGTCCTGACCAGAAGCAGTCGAGGTCTCAGGTACAACAATTGGAAAGCCGTACTGATTATAAGCACCTTGACTAATAAAGCCAGACCTCTCTAAGCTTTTAGCTACAGAAAGCGACCCCTTCTTATTCACTGGATTGACATCGGTGAAAGACACACCGTCGTTTGCACTGATATGCACATCGGAGTTAGCATCCTTAGCTGCAACAGCAACTGTTAAGGAAGTAGCACTAGCTGCGTTCAAGGTAACATTACCAAACTCAGTAAACTCAGAACGATCAGTAAACGCCGTAACAAGCTTTGCAAGCGTCTCACCGGAGTATGTTTCAGAATCATTAATGCCAAGTCCATCGCGACGCTCTAGCCGCAAGAAGAACATGCCACCCACTTTAACCGCATTGGTATAGTCCAATGTGTAAGTAGCAGTAGTGCCTGCACTTGGGACAGAATAGTGCGATGCAATAATATCCCCGAGCTTGAACTCAGAGGTAGACATTACAGAAATAGTGCCGTCAGACATAGTAGTCGCGGCGCTAAGTTTAATCAGGCGCGTAGCTGATGTATTAGTCACAGTACCTTGGGTAAATTGACCATCAAGCTGAACAGCTAAACGGTTAGTAGCAGCCGCATCTGCAATACTCGTGGCTGTCGCACCCGCCTGATTAGCCATTGCGCTATCCAGCGCCTCAATGACTAATGTAGAAATGATATTGTTCATTACTCAGATTGTTGTTGTTCGATAGAAGTAGTCTGGTATCGTGGCGACTCTATGGCCTCGATGATGCTTTTCACCGCTAGATCAACAATCTCGTGGTGCGTGTGCTCTGCTAGCTCGCAATTTACGCTTGTAGCCAGTGTAATGTCAACCGGCTGACGCAGGTAATCGAGGAACAGTGTTTTTAATATAAACCTTTCGTTGTTCTGGAAGACCCGAACGTCGTCGTCATAGATTACCCCAATAGGGTATTCATGCTTGGTTTTGGCAAACGGATTCTGCTGCAGCGCGTATACTTTGTCCTGCTCAACGATACGTACTTCACGTACAATCACAGGATCAGAAGTGTCTGTAGTACTGCCGTAGTAATCCACGTGCATACTCACACGTGCATTTACCAAAAACATATAGTCAATAGGCAAGTCGAAGTCAACAAAGTTAACTTGATTGTTAGGGACGACCTGGTCTTGGTAGTCTACGGTAATCAACATACGGAGGTCATCCATACGCTTTACGTTACCCTCAAAGCCAATCTTTTTTGGGTCTGTCCGTTCAAAGAGACGATGCTTAATGTACCTCTCCTGAGAACGGTTCAACCAAAAGTCGATTTCTTCAGGCAAGAAGTAGTCGTAGACCGAGGAACCTACCTTTTGTAGGCCCTGGTCTACAGCATAATGCATCTCTTGAACGGTCATATCATGCGAAAGCCTTTAGCTTGGCTTTGACTGCCGTCAATACGTTAGAGTTTTTCTTGTCTTTCAGGAAGAGAACGGCTTCTTCCATCGAGTCTCCTAAGGTGATATCACCATCTAGAATACTATTGCCAACTCGACGAAGGGCCTCTGCACTCAACGCTTCATTGATAAGCGCGGTCAGTTCTAAGTTTTTGTCCTTGCAAATATCGAGGAAGTACAGCGGATTGTCCTCCTGCAGCTCTTCCAATTGCAAGTCCTTCTCGTCCTTAGTCATAGTCTTAGGATTGTATCCGTAGACCAGCAGGACCATATTCATACGATCTTCGTTGTCAGACAGCTTGATGTACTCCTTGTATGCGTCCTTACGAACCACCAAGTTTGCACTGGCTTCTTTCAACTCTTTACGCGTATCGCTAATATAATATTGGATGCGCTTGCTGCCCCCCATTTCTGCTTCATCTTGAACAACAAATGGATGAGCTAAAGCAAACTTATACTTGATGTAGTCAATGATGTTCAAAGGATGCCCTTCGTCATCAAGTCCAACTTCTAAGTCAAGGCCACCCATAGGCACCTCAATATTCAAGTTCAAGTAGTACTCCCGGCACTTACGGCTAAACTCCGCGTCTGTGGGACTTACACCAAGGATTTCGGGCAGATACTGTTTCTGCTCTGCAAAAGTCAGCCCGCGAATGATATCGCCACCGGCTGTGAAAACGGAACCCAGCTTACGCTTAGATTCATTATAAACCTCCATGGGGAGGTTGGTCGCATTAGGGCGACGGTTGATTGTGATGAGATGTGAAGACATGATCTATTTTATCTAATGATTTTCTACTATAAGAGAAAGGGGGAGG